GTCCTCCGCCCCATCTGGATTCGCGTGCCGACCCCACCCCCCTCACCCTGTGTAACTGCGTCCAGGGCGAGGCACGGATCATCGAACATCACTCAGCGTAGTCGACCAACGGAGCGTCACCATGCTCGCCGCACTCGATCGCGGGAGCCGTCGTTGCGTGAGCTGTTGCACCCGTAGTGCATGGTCCGCAGGTTGCTCGGGTCGTGGGCACGCGTGCGATCAACAGATAGCGGCACGATGTGGTCCACCGACAGGCTGAGCGGGTGCCGTGCCGGCCACGTGCCGTCGGGGTCGAGGGCGTTGCCGCACCGCGGGCAGGTGGGGTTGTGCTGCACGTCCCATGCGATGCGGTCACGCCGCAGTCGCTCCCACGGCCGGCCCTTGCGCCCATGTGTCCTGGCCATGGGCTCAACCCCAGACACGACGAAGGCCCGCTCGATGGCGGGCCCTGGCTTTCCTGCGGATACAGAACCCCTCAGGTGGATGCAGCATTACAGCCTTGACGATCGGTGTCAAGCACCGCGCTCGGACGCCTAACTGAAACGTGTCAAACGTGGGCAAAGGAGAAGGCCCCTCTCGGGGGCCCTGGTCTCACTCCTCGTCGCACCGGCACTGGTACTTCCGCTCGGCGATGTCGCCCTTGATCTCGTCCAGCACCCGCGGGTCGTGGGGGCCGGCGATCCGTCCCTGCTCCCACATGATCTCCATGGCCACCTCGTAGCAGTAGAGGCTGTGCCCGACGCTGCGGGCGGCCATCTCGTCCTCGTCGATCTGGTCGATGATCTCGGCCGCTGCGCTCATTTCCGTCTCCCTCATCCGTTCCCCTTGTTGTGCCTTAAGCATAGCACGGAGCCTTGCAGATCTGCAACCCATAAGCGCATGACACTGTGGCTATCTGCTTCATATGACGCACGATATGCGCATTGCTAATCTGCAAGTGCTTCAGCTACAGTGGAAGCATGAGCGAGAGAGACCCGAAGATCCCGGACTTGGTGTCCAAGGCCGAGGCAGCCGACATCCTGGGCGTCAGCCACCAGGCCGTTCAGCAGATGATCGACAAGGGGCGCCTCAGGGGCGCGAAGATCGGATCGACCTGGGTGTTCCGCCGCGCGGCGGTGAACGAGATGGTCAACACCGAGAAGCTGAACCGGATAGCGCACACGCATCAGCGCGACCAGTTCGTCAGCGATATTGCCGATGGCATTCAGGAGCTGGCCGACAAGCTCAAGGGCGCGTGAGAGCGCTCTCTCGCCGCTAGGCTGACCACTCCTCGCGCCATCCCGGCCGCCCCGCGTACGGCTGGGCGAGTTCATGCACGACCTGGACGTAGGCCTCGCCGAAGCCTCCGTAGTAGTTGCCCAGTGTCACCATGTCCAGCACCCGCCGCTTGGCCTCGACCTCGGCCAGCACGCGCGCCGGATCCCAGTTGGCGATATGCCACTGGTTGGCGCGTGTATCCGCCACCAGCCGGGCCTGTGCCTCGCCGCCGTGGAAGTAGTCGGCGTGGTACTCAAAGGTGATGCCCTTGTCCTCGGGGATCCAGCGCCCAGAGTCCGCCTCCCGCGCGACCCGCTCGTCCTCGTCCAGCTGTGCGCGCAGGAAGGCCAGCAGCTCATCCACGTCGCTCACGCTCCCACCTGGTGGATCGGGTCGTCCTCGGGCTTGCCGCAGTGCCGTCCCCATGTCCCGACCTGGCACGGCGTGAAGTCCGGCATCTGGCCTTTCCGTTCCGTCCTGTAGCCGCCTGGCGCCTCGGGTTCCGGGATGGCCGCGTACGGCGTGAACACCCGCCGGATCATCTCGTCCGGCATCGCCTTGAACGCGTGCGGGTAGCCCTTCGCGAACTCGGCCGGCGTGGCGACGACCGGGTCGACGCCGAGCGCCTCGGCCAGGCCGCGCAATGCCTCGACCTCCTCAGTGCCGAGGAAGCCACTGCCGAAGTCCATCGAGTGCACGAGCGCGTCGAAGACGATCTGCGCGCTCAGCTTCGGGATGGTGATCAGCTCGTCGCTCACCAGCGTCCCCTTCCGCGCCGCCGAGAGTACGCCGTGTGCATGCGCCGGATGCGCGGGTGCGTCTGGCCGAGCAGCATCCGGTACGCCTTCGGTGTGAGCCGGTCGCTACGGCCGCGCAGCGTGATCCGGATTGGCCGTGCCCAGCCGTCGAGGAAGTTCTCCTCTGTGACGCGCTGGAACCGCATGCTGGTCAGGTTGCTAGACAGCTCCTGCGCTCCCTCTGTGGTCACCCAGTACACCCGGGTCTGCCCGTCGGCGATGACCTCGCTCATGTCGTCGCCTCGCTCTGGTGGCGCGGGTCCTCGGCCGGGTCGTCGCAGTACATGCACCCGGCGTCACGCGCCACATACGGGTGCTTGATCTTGATCGGGGCCCAGTTCTTGCGCTTGTCCTCCAGCTCCCGCGTCAGCTCGTCGACCTCCAGCCGAAGGGCGTAGGCCTTGTCCTGGGCCTCCGTGGCCCGGTCGCGGGCCTGCTGGGTCTCGCGCTCGGCCACCTTGGCTCGCTCTTTCCAGTAGCGCTTCTTCATGCCGCTTCGCCTCCCGAACCGTCGATGATCCCTCGCTCCACTTCAGCCGCCTGATTGCGCAGCCAATCGACAAGACACCGCGAGACGGCAGCCGGGCCTTCGCCCTCGAATACCGCGGTCTCCGTGATCGCATCGTTCTTGCCCTCCAGGGTGGCGTGCACCAGTACGTGCAGTCGCGCAACATCGGACGTCATGCTGCCGCCTCCTTCCGCCGGGCCCGTGCGGCCCGCGCTTCCTCGCGTCGTGCCGCATCCCCCGCGGCCAGGTCGAGCACCTCGCCGATCTTGTGCAGCGGCGCGCCCTCCGGGTCGTGGCCGTGGGCGGCGAGGTGGCCGCGGTTGTGCCAGGACCGGATGGTCTTGACGTTGATCTCGTATGCCTCGGCGATGTCCCTGGCCGTGAACAGCCAGTCGCGCCGTACCTCGTCGAGCCATGCTCTGCGCTCGTTCTGTTCGACCTGGGCCCCGCACGTCCGGCAGGTCCCCTTGTCCCCGCCGGCCCGCCCGTAGACGTCCCCGTCGCAGGTGCGCATGATGCCGGACTCGTCAATCCAGCCCTCGGTCTCTGTGCGCTCGTAGTTCTCGACCACCAGCGCCCCGCACGGCCCGAGGTAGCGCTGTTCGCTCGGCCCGCGCACCAGCCCGCGCATCACCCGCACGGCAGCGTCCACGTCGGCCAGGAACTCGTCGACCTCGGGCCGGTGCCGCATCCACTCCAGGTGCTCGGTTAACCACACAGCGGCGAATTCGAGCGGGTCGTCGGACATTGCGTACACCGAGTACGAGCCCGCCTGGGGAGTGCGAAGCCCGCGTTCCTCTGCGACGTGGCGCGTCCACGTCGTGAGCACGTTCGTAACGCTGTCGCATTTAGCCGTAGCCGCGAGATCGAGTGGGAGCCTAGACCCTGGCTTACCCGCGCCTCCCGAACCGCTCAGATTGGCGCTGAGGCGGTAGGCCACATCCCGGGCGGCGGGCAGCATGTCGAGCATCTCGGCCAGCTGGGCGGCGGCCCGGCCGGTCTCGGTGACGCAGACGTAGCCGTCGGGCGTCGGGCGTCCACAGCGCAGGCACTGGGCGGTCATGCGTCCTCCCGCAACTCGATCTTGATCGGAATGCACTCGGCCGCGCCCTTGCGCGTGACACGAGGCGGCTTGTCGGGCCCCTGGTCGAAGCGCATATACCAACCGCATCGACGACAGTGCTCGGCGGCGGGGAACATGTCGCTCGCCTCGACCACGTGGCTCGGGTGCACCTCGCTCACGCGTCCTCCTTGGTCCAGCTCGCGCGCCGCAGGTCGGCGGCGGTGGCTTCGTTGGCGAAGACGGCCCGGGCCTCAGCCTCGGTCGGGTAGGCGCTGACGGGCGCTACGTGGATCACGCGATATCCGCCCGAAGTCGAACGGGGTCTCGTAGGCTCACGCGGTCCTCCTCCGGTCGGGTTCGAGGTCTCCGGCCGCTACCGCGCGCTGCACGGCCCGGTCGACGGCGTTGCGGGTCATGCCGAGTCGCTCGGCGATCTGGCGCCGGGTGTAGCCCTCGGAGCGCAGCAGCTCGTAGTCGGCGATGAACTCGACGCGGCGGCGCTGGACGCGGCGGGTGGGGAACTGGTCTAGGGTGCCGGCTTTCCAGTGCTTCTCGTAGCAGCTGTCGCAGAGGCCGCGGGCGTTGACGGGCCGGTCGGGGTGGCAGGTGGTGGGGTTGCCGTGGACGAGGACGAGGCGGCGGCGGGGCTGGGTGAGGAGCCGGCGTGCGGCGGCCTCGAAGTCGGCGAGCTGGTCACGCAGGTCGGTCACGGCTGCTCGCCCTCGGTGACGCCCAACTCGACCTCCACTTGTCGTAGGGCCAGGAGCACGGCGGCGCGCAGGGCAACGAGCTTGGCGCCGTCGACTAGCGATCCACCCAACGCCCTGCCTTCAGGTCCGAGAAGAAGTCGTCGTACTTGGCTCAACGCCTCACTGGCACCGCGCAGATAGTCGACGTCCGGCGTGCGCGGGCTCAGCGCCTCGACGACCAGGGCCGCGTCCTCGGGCGTGAACATGACGCCGATGCACTTGCCGTCGCGGTAGATGAGGCGCGAGTCCGGGAGGGTGCCGACGCGGTAGGTGCTCACGCGGTCACCGCCGGGTACTCGTCCCAGGTGCGGCCGTCCAGCTCGCGCCCAGCGGCCTTCTTGCCGATGCGCCATTGCACGCTGGGGTCGTAGACATCGGAGCCGTACTTGGCGTCCCACGCATGGAAGGCGTCGTCCGACATCTGGTCGCGGACGACGTGCTCGCCCCACTGCTTGAAGAAGAACGGGACGCCCGCCGAGACGCACCGGTCGCGCAGCATCCGCGCCCAGTCGGCATCCATCGGCCGGGCGTTGCGGCCGGACTCACCACCGACCACGACCCAGTCGATGCCGCCATCGACGAGCGTGTCCTTGTCGGTGCGGTTCAGGTCGACCGGCCCGAGCAGCGGTTCCATCGACAGCCAGCGCACGGCGGCCGGGGTGTCCAGCAGCGCGGGTATGCGGATGTCGGCCCATTTCTGGTCCTCGACGCTCACGCCGAGCCAAACGTTCGGCACTGGCCACTGGTCGTACAAGGCCTGAGCGGTCACCTCGTTGACCGCCGCATCGAGGAGCCGAACGCCGTCGCCGCCGAGCAGCGAACGCATCCGGCCGTGCCGCTTGGTGAGGAGCTGGAACGTGTGCTGCGGCGCGCGGGCCATCACGCCGAACACCTCGGCGATGAACCAGTCCGGCACCTCGTCGTGGAACAGGTCGCTCATCGAGTTGACGAAGATCCGGCGCGGCTTGGTCCACCGCAGCGGCAGGTCGAGCGCGTCGGGGTGCACGGTGAGCCCGAAGCCGGGGCCGGAGGTGCGCGGGTCGCCGTCGCGCTGGTAGCGCTTGGAGCCCATGGCCTTCAGGCGCGGGGCGAGGCTCATCGCGTAGCAGTGGTCGCAGCCGGGCGATACGCGGTCGCAGCCGGTGGTGGGGTTCCAGGTGGCTTCGGTCCATTCGATGCGGCTCTTGTCGGCCATCAGGAGACCTCCTCGGTTTCGCCGGCGGCGAGCCGGGCTTGGTGTGCGGCTTTGCGGGCGGCGACGCGTGCGCTGGCCTCGGCGATCCGGTCGGCCACCTCGTCGCGGCAAGAACGCCACGGGCTCACGACGCGGTAGGCGGCGGCACCGGGCTCGTTCGGGCTGTCGGGGAACAGGGCGATCACCGGGGCGGCCTCGGAGCCGTTCGCGCGCGAAGGGTGAGAGGTAGGTGAGACCTCCAAATTTCCCTCCTCTAATACAGTCCTCAAGCTCCTTTCCTCCTTGGGACCCCGGTGACCGGGGTGCGTTGTCCCACTAACCGGGGTGCGTTGACCCGCTGACCGGGGTGCATTCGTCCCACTAACCGGGGTGCATTCTTCGTCCACAGCGGCCTCTTTTGGTCCCCGCTGACCGGGGTGCGTTTCGTCGAAAAGGTCCCCGGTAATCGGGGTGCGATTGCGGCTGAGATTCAGGGCGTAGACGGCGGCGTGGCCGGGTCCCGCCGGGCGCAGTTGAGTGATCGCCCCGGCGTCCTTGAGGGCGCAGATCATCCGGTCGACGGCCTTGAAGGCGCGGCGGCGCTCGGCCACCTCAGCCGGATCGGTCGACTGCCGGTCGGCCACCTTACGGCCCATGCCGACGGCGAGCGCCTCGCGACCACGGTGGAAGGTGGGCGGGTCGTCGGCGTCCATCGCGGTCAGCGACATGAAGACCAGCAGGCGCAGCGGGCCGTCGGGCAGATCGCCCCAGTAGGCGTACGCCTTCTTGGCGTTCCCGGCGCCCATCAACCACCCGCCGGGGTGGTGAGGAAATGCACGGCGTTGCGGGCGTGCGACAGAGGGTGCGGCCATGCGATAGTCACCGCAGGGCTCCTTTCCGGCTGGTACGGAATGGGGCTTAGGCCGGACAGCGGGTGTTGACGCACCCGTCCGGCCGCTCCATTCTCCCAGGCCAGTACGCACATACGTTCGAAACGCGGCGCGACTCGCCGGGTGGCCTCTGTCGTTTGAATCACTGTTGCCCTCGTCATTTGCTAAACGTGATTAATTGCCGACTGGGAGCGCTGGAAATGGTCGGCCGGAATGGTCAGGCGGCCCCTTTCTCGTCATCGCCGGGGCGCCATCGGACGACGGAATCGACGAACCAAGCGCCGCACGAGCAGTAGTGATCGGCGCCGAACCGACCGTCCGCGCGTTCGACGTGACCAGGCGCCTCAATGCACGAGCAGACCTCGCCGTCGAGCTTCCAGATCACGCCGGTTCGCGCGCCGCAGACCTTCACCCCTCGCCCCTTTCGCCGGCGGCCAGTTGCCGACCGTCCTGGCCGGTCACCTCGGGCACGGTGTGGTGCGGGTCGCCAGGCCGGCCGACGAGGCTGCAGCGGCACGCCTGGAGCCCGTTGTGGTCGGGCGGCACGGCGGGGTCGGGCGTGAAGATGCCGCCGCAGACGCGGTGCTGAGCGGGCTTCACAGCTGGTCCTCGAGGTACTCGGCCGTGACCTGTTCCGGGTCGTACGCGGTGCAGCTGCACGACTTCGGGAAGCGGCAGCAGCGCGGGTCGTACGCACCGCTCTCGCACTCGGGCCACGCCTCGACGCAGCCACGGATACGCGGGGTTCGCATCGAGGTGTCGATCGGCTGAGCAGGCACGCGAGCTCCGACGTAGTAGTCCCTCTCGACGACGGCGAGCGCGGCGGTCAGCACGACCTTGATGTCGTCGAGGTCGACCTCGCCCGACTCCTGAGCGCTGACGGGCAGCGCGTCCCATTCCTCCACCTCCTTGCGCGCCGCCACCTCGCGGCAGCGCAGCGTCTTTCGGCACACGCCGCTCTTGGGCAGCCGGTTGTCGCACAGCGGGCACGAGCCCGGCGTGGCCGCCCGTTTCGACCACGGCCGCTGGCCGGTCTCCACGAGCGCCTTCGCCTTGCGGGCCCGCTCGGCCACCGGGTCGGCGACCAGGCCGAGCATCTGCAACAGGTCGGCGTTGCCGGTCCGCACGAGGTACCAGGTGGCCTTGACCCGGGCCTCGTCGCCCGGGCCGCCGCCGTCGCGGGTGAGCCCGTTCAGGTCGTCGCGCCTGCCGCCGCCAGCCGTGCGCGGCCTGTAGCCGGGCGACTGGCCGCGGGTGGTCATCGCGCCCACCAGAGGACGCCGAGGGCGAGCAGGATGGCGGCGGCGTAGGCGGCGACCAGCCAGTCGGGCACGACGGCCAGGGCGACGGCGACCGCGAGCACGTCGTCAGCCATGCTCACCCCACCGGCATCCCCAGCCGTCAGCCGCCAGCGGCGAACCGAACTGGTGCTCCTTGGTGCACAGCAGCCGCAGCTGGTCGCCGAGTTTGACGGTGGCGCAGCGACTGTCGTCACAGCGGACGATCAGCCCGGTGTCGTAGGTGATCACCACGTACTGCGAGGCGGCGAGGAACCGCGAGTCCACGGCCCGCACGGTGCCGGTCGCGGGCTGGAGGCGGTGGTAGTCGCCCCCGTAGGGATAGAAGGCGAACAGCGGCGCGATGATGAGCGCGAGGACTGCGATTGCAGGCAGGCAGCCGAGAACCAGCGCGTCCTCGAAATCGTCCGCGAAACGTATGGCCGCAATGAGGAGGGCCAGGCTGACCATCAGACCGAGAGCAATGGCGGGAATGCCCCACGAAACGCTGGGCAGCCAGTGTCCGTTGTGATCGATCATCAGGAAGCCCGCTTCCACGTGCAGTCGCCGGTCAGCTCAAGGCCCTTGTCGCCCGCCTTCACCGTGATCCGGCCGCGCTGCCCGGCGTCGAGGTTGCCGTTGGCGATGATCGAGTCGAGGTCGCCGTCGAAGCCCTTCAGCCGCGCCCAGTAGCAGTAGTCCTGCGCGGTCGTGGTGTAGGTGCCTGGCTTGACCTCGCTGCCGACCTCCCAGCTGCCCGCGCCGACGGTGACCGCCTCGGCCTTGGCCGGCGCCTTGGCCGGCGTCTTGGCGGCGGGCGCGGTGGCCCGCGACGATGCGGCGGCCGCGATGTCGACGGCCTTCGCGGTCACGGGCTTGGCCGCGTTGCCCGCGGCGACCGCGAGGCCGCCGATGCCGCACAGCAGGGCCACGGCGGCGGCGAGCAGCCACGGCCACAGGCGGCGCTTGCGCTTGGGCGGGGCGGCGAACCGGCCGGTCTGATACGGGTCGTACGTCATGGCTTCTCCTGCGGGGTGTCGGTCTGGGCGAGGGCGGCGCGGGCCTTGGCGGTGGGCCAGTACGGTCCGGGCCGGTGGGTGATTTGGCCGCGCAGCTGGGTGATGGTCTGGATGAGGCGCAGCGCGGCGTCGTTGGCCGTCTTCAGCTCGGCGCGCAGGCGCTCGAGCTCGATCACGCATTTGGCGTGCTCCATGGCCAGCGCCTGGTTGGCGTCGAGGGCGGCGCGCAGCTGAGCACCGGTGGACTGCGAGAGGGCCTGACGCCACTCCCGCGTGGCAGGGTCTCCGAGCTTGCGCACGGGGCGCACGTCGTGGCCGAGCTCGCGACAGCGAAACGTGGACGGCTCGTCCTCCGTCCAGCACCACCACGGCGCACGCGGATCGAGATCGCTCATAGGTGCCACCTGCCGTCCGGCCCGCACTTCAGCGTGTGGCCGTGTCGGGCCTTCACGTCGCCCGGGTGGCAGGCGGCCCGGTTGTCGCAGCCTCCTGCGGTCAGCACGGCGGCCAGCGCGAGGACGGCGCACGTCTTGCGCCCGGCGTTGTCGAAGCGCCTCATGACGGCGGCCTCAGTGAGTATCGGCCGCGCACACTCGCGAGTGGCTGTCGCGCGATGTTGGGTTCGTCCGCGACAGTTGAGTGCTGGCCCCGAAGGATCTTCGAGACCATCGAGGTGGAGACGCCGTACCGGGCGGCGAGCGTGGTTGTGCCGACCCTGCCGCGCTGGTAGGCGGTACGGATCTCCATCGCCTGCTCTCTGGTGAGCTTCGGCTTCGGGCCGCGCGTCACGACGGCCTCCCGGGGATGACGGGCACCTCGGCGACGCGGGCCGGGCGGATGGCGTTGCGCAGGTCGATCAGGCGGTCCCGGTCGGCGGCGCGGCCGAGACGCTGGGCGCGGTAGATCTGCTCGTCCAGCTCGGCGATGCGGGCCTCGTCGACCAGGCGATCGAGAGCGGACGGCTCACGTGGCACGGCGATGAAGTCGGCGCTGAGCCGACGCGGGCGCTGGCTGAAGAACGGCATCAGGCCACTGCCTCTCGCACGACGGGCCAGAGGTAGGCGTACAGGCGCTCGCCGTCGAAGTCGTAGTCCACGGGCACGCGCTCAAACGCGCCGGGCAGGAGCTCCCAGCCCTTCAGTTCGGCCATGGCCTTGGTGCCATCGAACACGAAGCCACGCAGCCGCTCGTCGTCCTCGTCGCACTCGGCAACGCGGGTGCCGTACTTCTCGTAGATCAGCTCAGGCACGGCTCGCCTCCTCGGCCACGAACTGACGGCAGGCGCAGTCGGACCGGGAGCACTTCGCCCGCTGGCCCTTGCCGTTGATCACGTGGAAGGTCACGAGGTGGGCGCACTCGCAGCGGCCCGGCTCGTACGGGATCTGGCCCGTCGCGGCCCCCTGGTCCGCGGTCACTCCGACCACCCCGGGTCGAGCAGGCGTGACAGTTCACGCATCCGCTCCACGTTCAGCGAGCGGTAGATGTGCACGCCCTCCTTGCGGGAGGTCACCAGCCCGGCGTTGCAGAGCAGGCGCACATGGTGGCTGATCGTCGGCTGCTTGAGCGGCAGGTACGGCTCGAACTCCACGTTGGCCATCGGGCCGGACTTCAGCAGCGACAGGATCGTCAGCCGGGTCGGGTCGGTCAGGACCGTCAGGGCCGTCGCGAGGTCGTCGGCCGCCCGGTCGGTGAAGCCGAACTGGAACGGGCTGTGCAGGGCGGTCATCAGACCGGCACCTCCTTGGAAGCCATGGCGGCCTTGCGGTCGCGAAGACGGGCGATGACGGCATCGGCCTGCGCGCGGGTGATGTCGGCCGAGCTGTCGAGCGACTCGAGGCCGAGGATCGAGGCGGTGATCTGAAGCCGCCGTTCGCGGTGCTCGTCACCGCCGTAGCCGAGATCGCGCCAGAGCGCGTGCATGTGCTTGTGCTGGTCCTGTCCGACCTTCTCGTCGGCCTCGCCCGGCAGCGGCGGCTGGGTGCCACGCGGGCGCTGCGCCGCGCGCTGTCGGGATTGGCCGGCGGGACCGCCCTCGGCGGCCCTACGCTGCTGCGCCGCACGCTGGGCGTGACGCTGGCCGGACGCGGCGTCTCCGTCGTCGTCTTCGTCCTCGGCCGCGATGCCGGTCACCGCGAGCAGGGCGTAGCGGCGGGCATAGGTGATGGCCGAGCCCATCTTCTGCGGCTCGGACAGGTTGAGGGGGTAGTCGCCGGTCTGGAACTCGCCGGACGGGACGTGCGTCAGGGTGTAGCGCAGAACGAACCGCTCACCGGCCATCGTCGGCAGGCATTTCCAGATCACGCCAAGCTCGTTCAGCCGGGCGAGAACTACCTTGTTGACCTCGACCAGGTCGGCGTACTTGGTCTTCTGGTTCCCGACCTGGCCGGCCTTGCTCTTCGTCAGCACCGGCGGGTCAGCCTGAAGCGCAAGCAGCGCCTCGTCGAGGCTCTCGTGGACGGCCGTCATCAGAACGGCACCTCCTCGGGTGCCTTCGACAGCACGTACTGGCTGGCGGTCGGCGGCACGATGGCGTCCCCGACCAGATCACGGAGACCGGACACGATGCGGGCGACCTGGGCCACGTAGAGGAAGTCGCGGTAGACGTCCGGGCCGGTCTCCAGCGGGATGAACGAATAGCCGTCCGGCCGCACGTGGATTCCGGCGGTGAAGTCCACCTCGGGCATCGGGACGACGTCGCCCTCTGCGAGCACCAGAAACTCGGAGTGCCGGTACGCAACGAGTTGCAACGCGACCTCGCCGAAGATGCCGGATCGGCTGGTCTTCCAGTCGAGCAGGCCACGGGAGTAGCCCTGGTCGTCGCGGCCGATGTGGTCGTACTCCGGCATGTCCGGCAGCAGGACGTCGGCGATCAGGTCACAGGTGCCGACGTGCCGGTTGGTTTCCGAGTAGACGACCGCCTCGACATGCACCGCGCGGACCGCGAAGTCGTCGAGGAACCGTACGCAGCTGTCGACGTAGCCGACCAGTTCGTCGGGAACGGTGACCTTCTCGTGGGCGATGAGCCGCTCGGCCATGGCGTGCACCGCGGTGCCCTTGTTCGAGGCGGCGTCGCGCTTCTCGTACCGGCCACCCTTGATCTTCTTGAGCCGCTCCGAATACGGCAGGCCGGTCAGGGCATCCCAGTTATCCACGGCGTACTCGGCGGTCGCGTCGCCCGCCCAGTTGAGCAGTGCCGGCTTGGGCATGCCATCGCTGGTGATCGAGGTGACGCCGGGCACGCGCTCGCCGGTGTCGAGGTCGACGTAGTAGTGGCCGCGGGCGGTGTTCTTGCGGGAGATCCGCATCAGTTCTTCCTCCTTCCGCACTTCGCCACGTCGTCGCGGTGGGCGGCGGCGAGCGCCTTGACTAGCGCCCCGTCCCACGTCAGCGCCCAGCCCCAGGCTTGCGTGTGGCCGTCGCGTCCGGCGGTGATGAACCAGCGGATGCGCAGCCATTTGCGGTAGCGGTGGGCGTAGATGTCCGGCTCGTCGGCGTGGCCGCACACGTCGGAGTCGACGCCGGGCGACAGGCTGTACCTGCCGGTGCGGACCAGGGTCGAGGTCACGGCGGTCATCCCCGGCCTCCCATCCGGGCCAGGTGCCGGCGCCACGCCCGCTCGCTGTCGACCATGGCGCGCATGGACTTCACGACGGGCGACTTGGGCATGGCCTCCAGCCGCTCGGCCTCGTGGGCCAGATCGCTAAGGCTGGTGGTCGGGGCGTGGAGTCCGGCCGCATAGGTGGGCAGGACGCGGTTGATGACGGCCAGGGCGACTTCGCGGTCGGCCGGGGTGATCTGCTGCCGCAGCGGCACGGTCGCGGTGCTCATGACGCATCACCAGCGGCACGAACGGAGCGCAGAACCTTGTCCGCCTCCTCGTGCATGCGGTCAGTCAGAAGCACGACGATCGCGGCGAGACGGTCTTCGCGGAGAATGCCCGCGATCGGACGGCGGTCGTCGCGCAGGTTGTCCCGCAGGCCGTCCCACAGGGCGTTGGTCCAGCGCTCGACGACCTCTTCGGGCTCGCCCAAGCGCATCGCAACGACGAGCGATGACCCATCCTTCACAGCTTGATCGAGCACTTTCTCGACGTAGGAGTTGTGCTCCTCGGTGGCCCTCTCCTCCTCGGGATTGCGATACTCGGCCATCACAACGACCTCCCGATGCGCTGCCAGGCCATGGCCAGCGGGACGGTCAGCCAGTCCCAGCGCGACGGGCGGCGGTGGCGGCCCTGGTACGGCGGCTCCGGCGCGTAGTCCCAGATCAACTCACCGGTCGGCGCGGTCGGCGCGGGCAGCGGACGGGGCGGCTCCGGCTGGCTGGCCTCGACCAGCCGCAGCACGGCGGTCGGGCGGCGCAGCGCCGGCGCGAGCCCGGCCACCCACGGGGCCATGTTCTGAGTAGTCATGCCCGGGTCGATGCGGCGGCGGACGGTCTCGACGGCCGGGATGTCCCCGGTGTCCTCGGGCTTGAGCAGCAGGTCGGTCATCTCTATGTCCCCTCGTGCAGTGCGGAATCAGTGCGGAATCGGTGCGAAGTTCTGTGAGCCGGTCAGCGTCTGCGACGCCAGTGCCACAGCGAGCGGGGCGGCGGCGGGAGGTGCCGGACGCAGCCCCGAATGCCGCAGGCGCACAGCGGCAGGGCGGCCGGGCAGGTCTTGGCGGCCATCACTCGCCCGCCATCCGGTCCTTAAGGCGCTGGAGGTCGGCCTCGGTGTCGGTCACTCGGCCGAGTGCCTCGGTCAGGTCCCGGTTCGCGTTGGCGATGAGCCGGTCGACCTTGGTCTCGTCGACCAGGCCCTCGTCGGTCATGGCACCGGTGTGCGGGGGGACGCGTGCGCCGCTGACCGGGGCCGGGTCGTCCGGCTCGTCGTCGACGCGGGAGTAGGCCAGGCCGGTCGGGTCGAGGTCGTGATGATGCACGCCCTCGAAGCCCTCGGACTTGCAGCGCACGCACTCGCCGGGGCCCGCGTGCACAAGCTCGGCCGGGCGGCCGTCCTTGTGCCAGGAGATCAGGCTGTACGTCACGCCGCCGAACCGGACGCGGGCGCTCGTGTGGTCCTTGCCCTCGCGAAACTCCCCGCCGTGCTGGTCGGCGAACGCCCGCACGGCGTCGATCTCGGCGGCCGAGTAGCTCTGCGATTCGCTGAGGTCAGCCTGGCCGCCGATCCCGTACGGCGCGGGCACTTCCGGGTTGGCCTCCAGCCAGTCGGCCAGCGCCCGGATGTCGGCGATGCGCTGCGCCCGCTCGGAGGCGGCGCGGTGCTCGGCCAGCTCCTCCTCGTCGGCCAGGTCGAACCAGTGGTTGCAGGCGACCACGGAGGCGGTCGGCCAGGGCGAGCCGACGGGTCGGTGCACGATCAGCGTGTCCCACCCGCCGGGGGCCGGGTAGGTGTCGGTGAAGAGCACCTCGGTGGGACGGCCCGTGGTGAGAGCGTCCTCCGCGAGGAACTGACCCGGCGTGAGGTTGTCGGCCCGCTCCCGCTTGGGCTTGGGCGGCTGGTTGACCAGATGTAGGTTCGTGGTCACGGATCTGCCTTTCTAGGGGAGGGTGGATCCGGCGGGTCGCCCGTTGCGCCGGGCGACCCGCTTCTTGCGTCAGTGGTCCGCGTGACGGCGCGGTGGCAAGAGGCTGCGGGCCCCGTCGGGGATGCAGCCGGGGAGCGCTCGGCAGATCTGCGCGACCGCTTCCGCTTCGGTGAACTCGCGGGCCAGGTAGCGGCGCTTGATCTCCTCGATCTCGCGCAGCGAGGCTTCCTCCGCCTCGATCTCGCGAGCCCGCGCCATGATCCGGTCGACCACTTCGTCCGGCACCGACTCGCGCAGCGCCTTCGCCCCCGGCGTGCCGAGGGAGGACGCCTCGATCAGGTCGCCGATCGACGGGTACTCGCACCACGGATCCGGATCCTCGGAGACCGCATTGATGATGAAGAAGCCTTCTCGGCGCTCGAGAACGTCGAAGCCGGTGACCACGCCGGTCAGGCCGAGTTCCCGCTCTGGGGTGTCGAGCAGCACCGAGACGAGGACGTCGTGCCGCAGTCGCCCGCGCAGGGCGAGTCCGAGTAGGTGCCACAGCAGCCGGTAGAGCTTCATCAGCTGCCGCCCTCGCCGCCGGGGGCCATCGACTCGAACACCGGCAGGCGGATGTCGCGCGGCAGGAGGAAGTCCCCGCCGGGCAGTGGCGGCTGCCCGGCGGGGGGTTGAACGCCTGCGACAGGTGCCACCACAGCTCTGTCGCTTTCGGTCACCGCTGGGCAAATAGCGGTTCCGGAGCCCGGCGTCAGGCGCTCACCCGAAGGAGTCACGGGTGGTTGAACCGGCCGGGACCCGCCGTCTCCACTGACGGCCTTCCCATCCCGGCCGGAGCTGACCGGCCCGCCAGCTGACGCGGACGCCGACTCCCGGGGGAGAGCCGACAGCCCCTGGCGGGCCGGAGATCGGTAGGCGAGCAGATCGGCCACGGCGGCACGCGCCCGGCCGAGGCGGAAGTCGAGGATCGCCAGCCCGCACGCCTCGACCTGATCCGCCGGGCCGGGGATGCGGCGGGCGGTCGCGCAGATCGCGGCCAGCGCGTCGTCGAGGGCGAGCAGGACGCCTCTCGACGGGGCTGGAGGCGCGGGCGGAGGCGGGGCGCTCGGCTGGGGGCCCGGGGTCGACGGACCGTACGGCTCGGGGCGCGGACCGGCGGGACCGCGGGGAGCCGTGCCGGGGCGGCCGGCGGGGCGCTGCGCTTCGACGGTCATGCCGGCAGTCCGTCCTCGAGGAAACCGCCCTCGCGCAGGTACTCCCCGAAGGTCAGCGTCCGCTGGTCGCGACCCTTGGCGACCTCGGCGGCCGTCCACTCGCCGAACGCGTCGGCCTCGCCCTGCTCACGCAGGAGTCGCTCGGCCGCCCGGTCGGCGGCCAGGCCGGCGCGGCGCGCCTCGGCCCGCTTATGCGCGATCAACGCCCGCGAGTTCTCGACGACGTTGCCGTCCTCGTCGGCGATCAGCCGGTCCGGCTCGAACTCATACGCCTCAAGCCCGGGGATGCACACCTTCCCGGCCGGATCGGTCTGGCCCGGACGCTTACGCCGGGAGACGATGCGCTGGGCCAGGCCACGGCGCTCCTTCTCCGGGTCGAAGTCGATGACGTGCGCGACCGTCTCGACGAGGTACTCCTCGGAGACCCCGCCGTCGGGGTTGCGCGGCGCGTTGGCCAGCGCGAACCGATACGCCTGCTCGCCGTTCACCGGGTCGCCTCCATGCGGGCCTCGAGGTTGTCGACGAGCGCGCGGAGATCGGCGATCGTCTTCGGGGTGATCAGGTCGCGCTCACCGAGGTTCATGCCGGCCATGACCTCGGTGATCAGGTCGCGGATCTCGGGCACCAGCCGGGGCGCGCGGCGGCGGGCGCGATCGAGGATCTGCACGCGCTGGATCTCCATATGCCGCGCCTCGACCTGCTCGGGCGAGGGCACCGGATCGGGGACGGCGCTCAGGTGCCGGGCCGCAGGCTCCGGGGAAGGGGAGCCCGCGCCGGCCGGGGCAGTCGACGGGGTCTTGACCGGCGCGGGAGTCTCGGGGGCCGCCGGGGCGGTGCGCTCGCGGGCGACCTCGGCGACGACCTTCGCCGTCGGCTTGCCCTCGGTCCGTTCGACCGCCTCACGCCAGACCTCGGCGCGCTCCCGCTCGGGGACGGCAGCGAGGGCGCGGGCCTGGCCCTCGTTCGCCGGAGCCGGGAGCCCGGTGTGCTCAATTGAGCACACGGCCTGCGCCGACTCGATCAGCTGGTAGCAGTGCCGACGGCTCAGATTCCAGCGCGCCTGGCAGTAGTCCTCGAAGGTGCCGAATTCGCCTCGATAGAGGCGGTTGTCACGGATCTCGGCCAGCGCCGATCCGATCTCGCGGAAGCCGCGAAGGCCATGCTCGATCCGCTGCTCGCACGAAGCGAGAGCGGCCCGGGCGGCCGGGTTGAGGGTGGCGAGGGCGGCTGTCATGCGGCAGTCACCGCCGGGGCGATCTCGACGAGGCGGGCAACGGGGATGTTCAGCTCGGCGGCGATCCGCACCAGCTCGGCAGCCTCGAAGCCGATCGTGCCGGCGAACCGCTTGCTGATCTGCGGCTGGGAGACGCCGAGCAGCTCGGCGAGCGCGTCCTGACCCTTGCCGGCGCGGATCATCTCGGCCTTGACGTTCTGGCCGATCTGTCGCCGAACGGGGTCGACGTCACGCGAGGAGCGGATGTCGTCTGTCATGGCGATGAGGATGTATCAAATAGCGATACGTTGTCAAGGCATGGTGCCACATTCGGGTATCAGGACTTGACGATATGGCGCTAGGCCATGAGACTGTCTGGCATGACGACGACACCGGACAGGCGATCCGCGACGCTGACCGAGCTCGTTGCCCAGGAGATCGACGCCGTGCGGGGCCGCCGGCGGATGTCTCAAGCGCAGCTGGCACGCGCTATGGGCAAGACGCCCATGTGGGTATCGCTGCGACTCCGGGGGCGGCAGCCGATCGACATGAACGACCTACTGAAGTTCGCCCGGGCTCTTGATGTAGGCGTCCACCAGCTGCTGCCCTCCCCCGAAGTGGTTGCGGGGGCGACCGACGAGTCAGCTACGGTAGCGTACCTCGCTCTGACCAGCCGGTTTGCCGAGCACACCACCCGACCAAGGGACAATCGTCCGATCAGCGGGCCTCCCCGTAGCTCCCCATCGGACACCATCCGAACGGGTTACCTGTCGCGCACGGCCCGCCGTAAGCGAGCCTGATCACCGATGCGCAAACAGCTCCGGCAGGCGCAGCCTCGCGAAATGGAACTCATCGACGCGTACCTCGAATACATGCGGCAGAAGGGCGGCACCAAGGCCACTCTGGAGGGCCGGCACGAGATCCTCCACCGCCTCAACCGGGACCTGCCGTACGGCATCGGCCAGACCAACACCGAGGAGCTGTCGCTCTGGCTCTACCGCGACGACCTGTCCCAGAACGCCAAGGCCACCTACTGGCGGGCGATCAAGAGCTTCTACACCTGGGCGGCCGGTCCGCCCGACGACGAGCCGTGGCTCGACGGCAACCCCACCCTGAGGATGCCGCCCGTGCAGACCAAGAAGGGCGTGCCGCGGCCGTGCACCGACGAGCAGCTGGAACGGATCCTCACCGAATCGCCCGAGCCGATCCGGACCTGGTCGTACCTGGCCGCCTACCAGGGCCTGCGGTGCGTGGAGGTGTCCCGGCTGGATCGGGAGCACATCACCGAGCAGAACCTGTTCGTCGTGCAGGGCAAGGGCAACCGGCCGCGCGTGCACGACACCGACCCGGACGTGTGGCGGGTGGTCAAGGACTTGCCGAAGGGGCCGGTCGCCCGGGACGAGAACGGCGAAAGGCTCACCCCGTTCGAGGTGAGCCTCAAGGCCGCCCACTGCTTCCGCCGTCAGCTGGGGCTGCCCGGTGTGTCGATGCACAACCTGCGGCACTGGCTCGGCGTCAACGTGCAGCGCCGGTACCGCGACATCCGGGTCACTCAGGAGGTTCTCGGCCACGTCGCGCTGTCGTCCACCCAGATCTACACACTCGGAGACGAGCAGCAGCAACGCGCGGCACGCTCTACCCTCCCGCGATTCGGCGAATGACCCGGGTGCGCTTCGCGGCCCGGGCCGGGGCCGGCGCGGGGGCGGGCTCGCCGTTCAGCATGGCCTCGTGCTCCGCCTTGGCCTGGAAGAAGATCTCCGGGCGGCTGTAGGCGACGATCTCGAGCCGGGGCGTGCGGTCCGGGGGCAGGTCGGCCTCTTCGGCGACGACGACGACCTCGGCCGCGACCTCGCGGTCGGGGTCGGCACGGTTGACGACGATGGCCTCGTCCCAGGTACGGACGAGGCCGACGACGCTGTAGCCGAGGGCGAGGCAGTACTGATAGCAGGCATGTGCGTTCGGTAGAAGATGGTCCGGATTGACGAATACGACCGCTCTGGTCACTGGGTGCTCCTTCGCGTTTGTGCAGGTCATGCGGGGCGAAGGAGTTCTAGTTAACGCGGATTTAACGGAGAGCGAATCGACAATCTGTTCGAGATGAATGAATCCAACCGGCGGCCCGGCATCGGACGTAAGGCCCGGATCTTGGGCAAAGGGTTGAATCGATCATCGTCGAGCAGGACACTCGCAAACCGCTCACCGCTCGTCGGCGATCCCGCTCTCGTAGTCGCCTTCGACCAGCGCCGGGTCCCGCACGTCGATCCGGCCACCCTTCGGCAGCATGGCCCATTCGCCGTCGACCAGGTGCACGAGCGGAGCCCACAGCTTCGGGTGCCAGTGGGTCGGCTCGACGATGCTGCCGTAGAGGAAGTGCCAGCCCGGCCAGGGCGGCGCGGGCTCGTCCTCGCCCTCGAAGACCATGACGAAGTCGTGCGGGCCGCCCGGCCAGCGGATCGTGATCCGGTCGCCCCGCTCCGGCAGCTCGGAGGTCGCCGCGGCGAGGCGTGCCTGGGCCTGCTCGGAGAGGGGTCGGGCACGGCGGCGCCGGCGCTTCTGTCCGGCCGGCGGTGGGACGAGGAAGTGGTCCTGCTCGCTCATGAGGCCCGCCACCTGCCGTTCCCGTCCTTCCAGCCCCGGGCGAGCCGCTCGGGCGGGAATGGCCCGAAGCGCTGGTTCGGCGGGCTGGTGGCGCTCAGCTCGACCATGTAGCCCGCATCGGTGCGGGCGACGACGACGCCGTAGTGCTGCATCTCGACGATGACCGGGTCGCGGTTGTAGGGCGGCAGGATCGTGACCTGTTCATGCAGGTGGAATGGCATGGGCTCCTCCAGGGGCGAGTTGGAGGAGGCGGCGGCCCGCGGTTTCTTCGCCCCAGCGAGCTGCCGCCCCCAGGCCGCGGACTTTACGCTGCGACATGTCGGTGAGACATGTAGTCATGCATATGGCGCTGCGTCAGGTATTTGACACATAGCGTGCGAGTCATGGCAGATCGCCGTTCGCTTCCGCGCCTCATGGGCCAGCAGGAGATCCGCGAGCGCCTCGGCTACTCCCGCCAGCACACCGCCAACCTCATCGGCCAGAAGGGCTTCCCCGACCCGGCGTACGAGCTGGCCATGGGCCGCATCTGGCTGGCCGAGGACGTCGAGGCCTGGATCCGCGAGCACCGGCCCGAGCTGGCCGGCGAGGAGTAGGCTCTCGGGCAGCGGATGTAGCTCAGAGGACAGAGCACCGCCTACCGTACGCACGCAACCGCAACGGGGAGTGCCAGACGGCCCGGCCTGATCAACCGGGAAGCTCAGGCGGAGGTCGGCGGTTCGAATCTGCCCACCCGCGCACGACAAAAGCGCCCCACCCGACCGAAGTCAGGTGGGGCGTTTCGCTTGGAGGACACCGCTCAGGGGGCTACCCGTTAGTTGCGGAATCCTCCGCCGGAGCGAACCGGGGAGCGACCCCGACGCCTCCCGGCGACACTCATGAGTCTACGACTGAACGGCACCCGTAGCCGCGACCGGCGCGACCACCTGCGTGCGAACGAACGCCGCCGCCAGCGCGCCGATGAAGGACATGATCACGGCCTGGTTCTCGGCCGACACGTTCAGGCCGAAGCCGATGGCCAGCGCGAGCAGCGCCTGGGCGACACCGAGGACGGCGGCGACCTGCCCGTCGTGGCGGACGACCAGCGCGACGACGAGGCCCGCGACCGCCGTGGCCGCCGCGTTCAGCACGGCCTGCTGGCCGTCGGTGAGGTGGAAGACGAACGCCGCCGCCAGCCGCACCACGGTGGCGAACAGGGTCAGGTAGAGGGCCGGGTCCCGGCCGAGTTTGAACGACATGATCCCTCCGAACGTGTGTTCTAATGACGCGATGGAGAGCGACGGCTACCTCGACGAGGACACCCGCCGGTGGATCCAGGACGAGGCCGACCGGTGGTACGGCGGGGACTTCGGCCGGGCCGCCGCCGCGATCCTGGAAGCCGCCCACGTCGCCGAGAAGCAGCCCGACAACCGGTGGGCCTACCTGGAAGCCCGGCAGCAAAACCGGCGGCGCTGAGCCTCAGCTACAGCGGAAGCCGACGCGTAGCCGGTGGATCTCGGACGCCACCTTGCGGCCCAGCTCCGTCGTCGGCCCCGGCGGCGTGTTGTACGCCTCGTCGAGATCACTGAGCAGGGCGCACCAGCGCCGGTCCGAATCGGCGCGCTCAGCCGTCGAGCGCCGGTCAGCCTGCTTCTGGACATGGTTGGTGTAGGCCACGCCCGACAGCGCGATCGCCAGGCACGCGAAGAACGCGACGACGACCGCGTAGCCGAAGCGGACGGCCGGCGTCGTCACCGGTCACCGCCCGAGCGCGGCGAGGAAGGCGGCCGCGAGCCCGAGCGCGGCGAGGACGACGACGGTCCACGGCCACCACGCTGGGGGTTGCCAGTGGGCAGCAGCTGCAACGCGTTCGCCGCCCCCGTGAGCCCGAGCAGACCCATGCAGGTGCCCATGCCGATGGCCGACATGTTGCCGGTGTAGATCTGGAACGCGATCCCGCCCAGGCCCAGCAGGACGCAGCCCGCGTCCCGGGTGTAGCGAATCAGCTTCTCGGGGCTCACTCATGATCCGCCGATCCCCGCGGCGCGGAGCCTCGTCACGCCTGGAGCCCCGCACCGACCGCGGCCGCCTTGGAGCCGAGCGCGGCCTTCAGCGCGGCCACGATGTCCGGCACCGACTCGCCGCCGAGCGCGTCGAGCACCGCCTGCGCGTTCTGGTCGGCCGTCGGGATGGCCGCGACGAGCGAGGTGACGGTGCCGGAGGTGACGTTGCTCAGCTGGCCGGGCAGGTTGTTCTGGATCTCGTACGCCTTGCGCGCCGAGTAGCCCCAAGCGGTCTTGGCAGCCCACGTCTCGCCGCCCACGGGCACGCCGATGTTGCCGATCGCGGCCACGATCTTGTCGATGTCGCTCTGGTCCAGCGCCACGAGGTCCTCCAGGTGGAAGTCGAAGCTGGTGTTGTTGTCGGCGCTCTGGGTGAAGGCGCCGGTGAAGTGAATGTGCTCGGTGTGGGCGGACGCGCCGGTGTAGTCCTGGGCGGTCCAGCCGTTCGATGCCTTGTAGATCTTGCGGTTGTAGATGATGTAGCGCAGGACGTTCGAGACGCCGGGCAGGTGCCGGATGTGGTCGACGACGTCTTGGGCGTCGACGCCGTGCATGGACAGGTCGGAGTCCATGTCCCAGGCGCGGACCTCGGGATCGTTGTCCGGGTCGCCGTTCCACTCCGGGGTCGAGCCGGGAGTGTCGTCGGGGTTGTGGCTGCTGGTCTCGGCCTGGTGGGCGGCGTCGCCGATGGTGCCGTCGCTGGCTTTGTCGCGGTCCGGGAAGGCGGCGTTGACCTGGTTGCGCAGGTTCTGCAAGCCCTTGGTCAGGGCCCAGTCGCTCACGGCCGCACCTGCGCGAGGATGTTCGGGTCCCAGGTGCCGTCGAGCGCGTGGTTCAGCCGGTCGAGCCATTCGGCGTCGAGCACGACGCCCTTGTCGTTGAGCGCCTTCATCATCACGCCGATCAGGGTCAGCAGGCTGAGGTTCACCGCGTACAGGTCCAGCGGGATGGTGTAGACGTCGGTGCCGACCCGCGTGCAGGCGCTCGCCTGGGCGGGCAGCAGGTAGCCGACGTACTGCGGGATGAAGTTCACAGGGGGATCACCACCAGCTCGCGGTTGACGAAGGAGCCCGTGCCGCCGTCGACCCGGTACACCTGGGTCCACGTGTTGGAGCCTGCGGTCAGGCCGGTCGGATAGAAGTGGTGGGCCACGAACCGGCCCTGCGCGTTGGAGCCGTACGCCTGCAACTGGCAGGAGTAGGCGTCGGTGCCGACGATCGTCGGGGTCGCGCCGGCCACCGAGACCGACGAGAACGAGTTCTGGCCGCCGGTGTTGTTCAGCAGCCCGGTGCCCCAGATGACGAACGCCTTCGTCCCGGTCGTCACCGCGACCTGCGGTCCGACGGTGGCGAGGTTGGTGTAGGTCGTGCTCGTCGTCGTCTGCTGCGTCGCGACGGTGTTGCCCGACGGGATCCGCTCGGCGATCGCGTTCGCGCCCGTGCCGACGAAGATGGAGCCGGCCGAGGTGGCCAGGGCCGGGGCCGTGAGGTTTAGGTTGTCCCGCACGGTGGCGTTCCACTGGGCCGCCGTGAGCGGAGTACTCGCAGTCGCCGTAATCGGCGTCGTCCAGGCGATGGCTACTGCCCTCCGATGGCAAGCCGCGGGGCGGCGTCGATGACGAGCGGCTCGTCGAGGACGTGCACGGTCAGGTCGGTGTCCAGCCACAGCCGCGAGGCGGCCGCGCCCAGCTCGGGCGAGGTCGTATGGGGGACGCCGTGGGTCAGGTTCTCCAGCAGCAGTGCGGCCACCGACTCGTGCGGCAGCCAGTTGCGGTTCACCCAGTCCGGCCGGTGGGCGAGTAGCGCGATGATCTGCCGGGCCGTCGCCGGGCCCGGCCAGATCACGTCCCAGGCCACACCGCACTCGCCGCACAGGAACCCGGCGCCGTACTCCAGGCGGTCGGCGTTGCGGCAGAACGGGGTCCCGCACTCGGCGAGCCAGTGCCCCAGCTCGATCCGGGCGTGGATCGCCGTCGGTGCGGTCATGCGGATCAGCGCGGTCATTCGGGCCGCCAGTTCTGCTCCGACTCCGCCCGGCCCGCCATGTCGGCGTCCACGGTCGCCTTGTCGTCGGGCCACTCGATCGAAGCAACTGTCCCGCATCCGCCGTACTGATCCAGTCGCGGACCAGCGAGGAACCGGCAGCGGAACTCCTCCTGGCCGGGCTGCAACACCATGGCGTTCGTGCAGGTGGGGCTGGGACAGTCGGCGAGCCAGCGGCCCCAATCGAGGCGTGCGATGGCCTTCATGTTCTTCTCCCGAATCAGTAAGCGAACATGCCCTGGTCGAAGCCCTGGCCGGCGGTGTCGAAGCGGAACATCGTCGCCGGGTTGTCGAGGCTGCCGCCGCCGAAGACGCCCTGGTCGAAGCCCTGCCCCGACGTGTCGAACGTGAAGACGTTGGTCGGGATCGGCTGGGCCTTCTCGACGCCGAACGTGGTCACGTGCTCCGTGCCGCCCTGGCCGACCGCGTGGGCGATCTGCTCGATGAAGCAATCGGAGTCCAGGCCGGTCAGCGACTCGGTCAGGTGGATGCGGTCGGACAGGTCCCGAGTCAGGCACTCCGTCAGCCGGGCCGCGTTCCCGGCGCCGCGCATCGTCACCTGCAACGTCGGCAGCCGCTCGGCGCGCTTGCCGATGATCAGCGACAGCACGGCGAGGGCGTCGTACTGGTTCGCCCACATCGGCAGCCGCGACTGGTCGAGCGACTTCGGCCCGTACTTCGCGACGGACTGCGCGTCCGTCACCGTGACCGTGACCGTCGGGGCCTGGATCGCCTGCGCGCGGAGTTGGAGATTCTGCACGACCGCCCCGCCGACCGAGGTCAGCGTGATCATCGTCGACTGCCCGGAGGTCTGCGACAGGCCCACCGTCACCGCGCCGGACACGAGGTTGAAGTCGGTGCCGGCAACCGGGGTGACGGCGTTGATGAACGGCGATGAGGCGCCGGC